AATGCTGCAGTTGCCGGGGCGATCGAGCCCGTTACTGAAGCGTTGTTGGAGCTGCCGGACGGCGCGAATGACGCCGAACCATCGGCGAAGCTCGCAAACGCCTTCATGCCCGGGAGCGCCTCGGTGGTACCGTCGTTCCTTGCCCAGAAGCCGCCGCCCGACATCAACGCGATTTGGAATCCGGCTGGAATGAGCATGCTTGATGCCTGCAGATAGCCGGTGATGAGGCCCTGCTGATCGCGATGCACGAACCCGCCAACTGGACCCGCGCCGAAGTTGTTCACGATCGCTGGCGCGTCGTTGGCGTCGACCACCTCATTGGTAAGCCATGCGAAACGACCGACCAACACGCCCTTGTCGCCCGCGACCAAGCCACCAGGGCCGGCATCGACAGAGAAGCGGGGATTCGTGTTGCAGAAATCACCAGCAATGGCGGGCGCCGGTTGAGTGTTCACGACAGTCTGAAAACCAGGCATTGGGTTTATCCTTTCAAGTCAAGTTCTTGCCTGCCGAAGCTGGCGTGTTGGTTCAGGGGTGATCGGGCTTAGATGACCTTGATCCTGCTGGCTTCGGGAAAGCGCTCGGCGAAGCTCTTGGCGCCGGCCGCGTCCATTGCGACTGGCGGCGCCTTCGGCCGGCGATCGGGCAGCGGTTGCATTTCAAGGATGGTGGGCAACGCGGACGCGTGCACGTCCTTGATCTTGTCGCCGAGGCCGAGAGCGGTGAGCGCGGCGCGATAGACCGCCTCCGCGCTATCGCAGGCCATCGCGAGCTCGCCGACATACGGGCGAACTTTGCGCTCCGCTTCGCGGATCTCGCGCTGGCTTTGCGTAACCTTTGCGGTCACGGATGCGGTGGTGTCAGCAACCGCCTTGGCTATCGCGGCATCCATGGCGGGCTTATCGACCATTTCCTTCTCCTTGTCTTCGTCCTGCGCAGGTGGCGCCTTGTTGTCAGCCTCATCATCATCGGCTTCATCGACCGCGCCGCCGCCGCCGATCATCGAGCAGACTTTCGCGATATCCTCGTCGGACAGCTTGCCGGCAAGCAACTGACGGACGCCCTCGGCGCCGGCGTCCATGCTGGTTTCTGGGGGACCTTTGCCGACCACGGGCACATCGTTGTCAGTGGCTTCGGCCGGCTCCACGCCTTCGAGGCTATCGAGCAGCGCGGCCACATCGTTGATCGAGGCATCCTGCGCAAGCTTGCCGGCCGTCAGTCGCGTGACACCCTCAACGATCGCGGGCCTCTTCTCCTTGAAGTTCTTCCCGGTCACGCCAGTGAACAGCGGCGCAAGATCGATCTTGGCGTCCTGGGCGAGCTTTGGGCGCAGCGCGATCATGAGCGCGCCCAACGCGACGGCAGCCTTGCGGCTCAGCAAGTCTTTCGACATTTCAAACAACTCCTGGAGTTTTGGGATTGCCGCATCGCCGACCACAACATCGCTGCCGGCGCGGGCCTTCGCGGACGAGCGCTACATGGTTGCCGATGATGTCCCGCATGACGCCGTCAAAGGGCACGCCTTCCTGGGTGCCCGGCGTCATGTCGGCGCGGTAGCGGTACGCGCTGGACAATTCCTTTTTCACGTCGCTCTCGATGTCGTCGATCGCATCGCGCGCCCAGACCACCAGGCTGTTGCGCAGATAAGGCGCCTCGAAAGCTGCATTCGTGCCCGTCGAGCCGATCACCAAATCCGGTTTGTGGTCATCCGCGGTGACCGGGACGTGCCTCGATAGCAGCGGGATGTTGTTGAACGTTGACGCGGCCTTGGCGAGTTCGTCCGGGGCACGAAGCAGCTGATAGACCCGGTCCGGATCGAGCCCAAGGGCTTGATAGTCGGGAATCTCGCGGCCGATGTACGGATTGACGATTGCCTTGCTGATATTCGTCGTTTCGACGTGCAAGCGGCCGTCGTGGTCATAAGACCGGACGCTGGAGCGATCAAAGGCGAGCCCGCGCGGCCGCGCCCCGTCCATGGCGATTTTGGACAGCACGGCTTTCACTCCGGGATGTAACGGCTCGGGCGGCTCGGAAATCGGCGCCCAACGATATTCGGTATGTTCGCCGTTCAGATCGACGTCGAAGGCCTCGCCGACGGCATGGCGAAAGGTCGAGAAATCGACGCCCTCAGGACTGGTGCGTCTATCGATCAGCGGCGGATTGAAGTCGCCAACGCCAAAGCCTGTCTCCTCGACCGCTTCGCGGCGCGCGGCCTCGGCTGCAGTCTCGCCTTGTTCGATGCCTCCACCCGGGAAGCACCATTCACCAGCGTGATCACTATCGGGACCTCGGCGCAGGAAGAGCGCGCGATTGCGGAAGACGAACATGATGCCAGCTGCGGCGGCAGTAGCGTCCGCCGCAACGTATTCCTTGCCGACGCTTTCGGGGATTCCGAGTGTCGAATGGCCATGCGCTGCCGCCTCCATCGCGCGGTGTTGGCGCTCGGAGACGGACGGCATGGCGGTTGGAGCGCTACTCGTGCGCGTTCATTTTGCTGGTGCGGTCTAATGCGACGACCGGCACCTCTCTAAACCAGCCGTTATTCCAGCGGTATCGAGCACGCACGCGAAACATGAAGGAGTGAAAGCCTCGAGATCGGGCTCGGTCCGCCTCTTCTTTGGAAGGGCCACTGACGTCAATCTCAAGCGGATGATCCTCGCACAATTCAAGGTCGGCGCCGGCAGCATTTTCGGCCGCCTTCTGATAGTCGTTTACGGAGCCAAGCAGCGGCCCCACAACGATGACCTGCGCGAACCACGGGTCGTGACTGTCACCGTTCCAGAAGTAGGCGCCGTCCGCGCTCTCAACATGAATGGCGTCTAAGTGCGGATAGGCGAGCAGCTGTATGGCGCTCATGATGGCTGCGCTACTTGTTCGCCGCCTTGTCGTCGGGCTTAACCGCCGACGCGGGCGCTTTAGCCTTCGGCGCCTGCACCTCAAGCTGCTTTTGCAACTCGATCAGCAGCGGCGCTGCTGTCTCATAGGGCAGCTTCATAATGCCCTGCCCGATCGCCTGCAGGTCGGCGCGGCTCACATCGATCTTGACGCGATCCGTCGGCGCTTGCGCGAACGCGGCACTCGTAAGCGCGAGTGAGAGACAGCCGGCAAGTCCAAGTTTCAGCATGATAACTCCGTCAGAAGTGCTTGAGTTTGCCTTCGAGCCTTCGGACGCGGTCCTCAAGCGACTGATCCGTGACGCCGATCATCGGCTGGACGACGGGCGCGGCCTTCGGCGCGATCTTCTGCGCGACCGCGTCTGCAAGGCCTTCGAGCTGCTTTTGCAGGCCCTCCGGCGTCACGAAATCTGCCGCCTCCAGCTTTTCGATCTTGGCGCCTGCCTGGGTCTGCATGTCGAGCAGATCGTGCAAATCCTTATGCAGCGGATCGACGTTCTGGCCGAACTGCGTCAAAAACTCCTGGCGAACCGCTTCGAGCTTCACGTCGACCTGCGCCATGAAGTCCGCGGCAAGCTTGGCGAAACGTTCGTCGATCGCAAGCGCGGCTGCGGGCGCAGGCGCTGCGGTTTGATCAGTCATTTTCGTTCTCTCTCATGAAAAGCCCGGGATGACGGACTTGCTGAAGCACCGGCAGTTGATTTCCTCGCCGGGAAAAATCCAACGCTTTACCGCCGGGTCCCACATGCCCTTTTTGACGTCGTACTTCTCGCCATTCATGGCGACATGTGTCGGGCGCGGATGGTTGCCGGCGCCGGAATGAACCCAGATTGCTTCCGTGATCCCCAGTTCATCCTGGCGCGCGCGCGTCATTGACGCGGTCGCCTTGATGTTCTGGTCGCGGGCGATGAATGCGGCCCGCCGGTGCGTGACGCCGAACTGCTCTTGCAAGTCCTTCGTCAGTTGCCCGAGGTCCCGGCCGGTCTGCACGGACCGCATCACCAAACCCTCGATGTTGGTGAAATACTGGCTCGGGATCGACTTGATGAGCGAGACCTGCTGGCCAATCGTCGCCTGCATGATGTCGCGCATCGCGGGCGTCAGCTTGAATCTGACGGTGAAGCCCGCCTTTTTCAGGATGGCGCGGAGCACGCTGCTCGATCGCTCGGCAACCGCCTGGCTGAAATACTCCGCCAGCGCTGGCGCCGCCTCGTCAAAAGTCTTCTGCCAACGGCGTGCCAGCTTCCGGATAGCGTCCCGCAGTTCATCGGCTGGCATGCGATCCTGCGCCATCACGGGCTCATCGGCCCGATACGCCGCGCGCAGCCAATAGACCACGGACTTGTCCATCTCTGCGATGAGGGCCTGCAGTTTCTGGCGATAGGCCGCCTCGATGCCGGCATTGGGCTGCACGCCCTGCAAGACCTTGTCGGTTTTCTTTGCCGCAAGTCGCCGCGCCGTCACGCCGCTTCGCGCTCCGGCTCGGCGCGCTCGTCCTCATCCTGGTCGCGCTCGCCTTCCGCTTGCTCGGCGATCCGAGCCGCCGAGCCGTTCGGCTCAAGGCCCGCTTCCTCCTCCTCGAGAAGGCGCGGGACCTTGTCGACGTCAATTCCGTGATAGGGCGATTCCGACGTGTTGGCGACGCGCTTCCGTGACTCGCCGGGATCAAGCACGCCGCTATCGATCCGGATCTGATCCGTCTCCGCTTCGATCTTCTCGACTTCCGCCTTTTCCTTTTGCGTGAGGTCGGAGAGCGGAACAAACGTGAATGTGATGCCCGGGTCAATCTCGCCCCAAAGCGACAGCTGCACGAAATGCAACAGACGCGTCAAGTTCGGACGGATCTGCGCTTCCTGCCCCGCATTGATCGTATCGTCAAAGGTCTCGATCTCGCCCTCGGATGAGGCGTTGAGGCCCGCTGGCGAGATACCGAGCAGCTTGACCAGCGGGATACGGCAGACCGAAGCCATGTGCTCTTGGGCTTGGGCCTGGAGCTGGTCGAGCGTGCCGAGCGGCGTCGAGACGTTGAAGAAATCCTCGGTGTCCTTGTCCAGGACCAGCGTGCCCTGATTGTCGCGGGTCCGATTGAACAGCACCAGCCGCTTGAACAGGGCGTCACCGCCAGCCTCGAGCGAGCCCGCGAGGTTCGTTTTGATGCCGTTGGTCGAAAAGTTGCCGATCAGGTCCGAAACGGACTGCCGCACGCGAAGCCAGTTGTCGACATAGGGCTTGACCATTTGCGACATGGACAAGCCGCCGAACGAATAGGCAGGCTTGAGAAGATCTGGTACCTCGCGGCCGATGAAGGTCAGGAGCCGCGTCGAATGCACTTCCTTGCCCTGCACAAACCAGGATGATGGCTTGTACCAATCGGGCTTCAGCGGATCGATCGCGTTGTAGCTTGAGGGATAGGTCCAGACCGGCTCAACGACGCGGAGCCGCTTCAGCGAGCCTTTGCCGACTTTGGCCTTACTCATCTCGTTCTGGCCATTGCCGATCGGTACCCGCAATTCCGCGCGGTCGTCGGTGCTGCCCAGATCGAGATAGATATGGGCGCGGCCGAAGAAGCCATCGACCTCCAGCGCCTTCCGGATCGCGTCCTTGACGCCGAGGCGCGTGAACTCGTCCTCAAGCGCCTTGATTTTCTCGGTCCTGTCCTCCTCGCCGGCCGCCTGGAATTTGATCCATTTCCGGGTCATCTCCGTGGCGATGCTCTCGGTGATGACGCGGTATTCCGGCCGCTGCGCTAGTTCGGCAAGGTACGGATAGCCGAGGAATTCGAGGCCTTCGGCGAACAACTGATTGGCGAAATCGCCCGCCCAACTCAGCGCTCCGCCCATTGCGCTGTCCTGCGCCATCGTCGGCACGCCCTCGGGGATGACACCCGGCGGCGGGCTCGCGACCTTGAACGGTTGATGTTCCGTTTTGCCGGTGTCAGGCGCGTACCAGCGTGCGCGATCGCATCGTCGAGCTTGCGCGACGACAGGAAGTACGGCAGGTCGATGGGCTTTGTCGCCGGCGCCTCAGCCCTTGGCTTTTTCGCCTTCTTCGCCTTTTTGCCCTTGCCCTTCTCGGCAGTCTCTTGCGCGCGCTCATATTCGAGCATCGTCTCAAGGACGAGTTTTCGGATCTCCGAACGCTTCACGATTCAGCGCCTCACAACCGGCACACTGGCACGCGCAAGAACATCGTCGCCGATCACCATCGGAGCATGGCTGGCAACTGCGAAGCGGATCATGGTGGAGTCGGCAAGGTTCGGGGACCGTGTCCCGTCGGGGGTCTTGTCCACCACGATCTTGCCCGCGGTGTTCAGGCTGTAGGTTGGCTGTGAAAGCTCCATCACGAGCTTGACCCGGTTTTTCAGACCAGCGGGGATGGAGATCAGTTCGTCCGGCGAATACTTCCGGCCCTGCGTTACGGCACGATAGGTCTTTTGAAACCGCGTCCGCAGGCCCCACCAACCTTGCGCCTTCAGGTTCGCGAAGAAGTCCGCGTTCTTTCTGCCCTTCACGTCCTCGCCTTCCGGCTTGAAGACGCCCGCTGAACCCCGGAAGGCGTTGACGTTGACAGCCTTGCGCCGGTCGGCGCGGCGCTGCTCGTTGATCACGCGCGCGTCGCCGCGGACACCCGCCCCGAGACCGTCAGCGTCATACTTGAATCTGGCGTAACCCAGATCATCGCAATAGCCGAAGGCCTTTTGCACGGTGCCGAAGATGTCGTCACCCTTGCCCGACCATTCCTCGAGCTTCTCGATCACGACGCCATGAGCGCCGCAGAAGGCATTGAGGTCTTTGCCTTCGTCCGCAACGTCGAGCGCGCCGGACTTTTCGCCGCTGGGCTGAAAGCCAAGCTTGATATGCGCGTCGATCGCCGCTTGCACCCAGGCGCTCGGGATCAGCACGCCCTCAACCGACGCCGAATAATCGATATCGATTTCCTGCGCGACGGTGACCGAATCGAGCTCGTCCACCTGCTTGTCGTACCAGGCCTGATCTTTCCGCGGGTCATCCCGCCAATGGAAAGTGAAGACCTTGATCTTGCCGCTATGGCGCTTCTGGGCAAACGGGTTGCCCATGCCGTTGGCGCTCGAAACGTCGATTCGACAATTCGTCGTCTGCGACAGCGAGGCTTCGATCAGTTGCGGCCGCTCCAGATAGGCCGCCTCGTCGACGAAATAGATGCCGGTTCGATCACCGCGGCCGATGTTGTCGCCGGCCTCGCCGCTCATGAACGATCCCGTGTCGGGAAAGTTGATGCGCATATGCGGCGCATCGGTCTTGGCGGACCAGCTGCCTCGGAACTCTTTTGGGACGTTCTCCATGAACATCCGCGCCTTGAAGAACAGCGACTTGGGCGCGCCGATCTTGTCGACGTATTCCTCTTTACGAGAGCCGAAGCCGATGGCCATGCCGTCGTAGGACATGCACAAGGTGCATGAGAGGCCGATAGCGACCCACGACATGCCCATGTCGCGGGTCTTTTCCGTCAGGCCTGGCTGTTGGCTGCGCCAGCGCTCGACAACCCAATTCACCCATTCCACCTGTCGGGGAAACAGGATGAACGGGATAACCGCCGGCAACCCGCGCTCCACGTTCCGCGGATCGAAGGTGATGCCCCAATCCGCGATGAATTGCGCCGGGTTGTCCCGATAGAAGGCCTTCAGCGCCGGCAGCTTGTCCGGATTGGCTCTGATCCGATTCAGAAATTCGACGCGGCGCCGGAAGACCTCGACATAGTCCGGATTTCGGAAGTCGAGGTCATTCGTCGCCATTGACCATGCTTTGGTAGATCTTGGCAGCCTCCACCGGATCGTTAGTGGTCAGCACCACGGCGGTACGCACTCCGCCCTCGACCTTCCCAGAATGCTTGTGCTCGTGCTTGTTGGTGTAAGCACCGCCGATTTCCTTCGCCGCCCGCTCGCCCAGGTCGGCCGCCAAGACCATGTTGCCCCGCTCCTCGGCGAGGGTCGCCATGCGATCCAGGCGGCGCAACCGGACCGCCTTGTTCGCGATCGGGATGCTCTCCAAATCGTCCAGGAACTTTTTCCTGGTCTCTGCGAATAGCGCCTTCAGTTCGTCGCTGAGCGCCGCCCCATTCTTCGACGTCGGGTCATAGAACTGCACGCGCTGCGGGCTGAGACCGAGCCCGTAATCGGCTTTCATCGCCTTCACCACCTGGCCGGGGGTATCGAAGCGTGCAAGCCGTTGCACGATTTCGCGTTTCAGCACGAAGCTGAGGTGCTCGTGTTTCTCCATAGACGTCAAAGCCCGTAAAGGTTACGCGCCCTCGACGTACCGGAAGCCTTGGATCGCTCGAAAGTGCCCGCCGAAGCCTGTCCCTTGGCAAGCACCGCAGCCGGATGACTTTAGCGTCGCCTGGGACCGGGCTTTGCTCTCTCCGTACAACCGCGCCGATACCTGCGCCCAAAGAGGATCGTGTCGCAGCGCGGCGGCGAGGCCATCGATGATTTTCCGGAGCCGGACGGCCCGACAACCGCTCCAATCTTCCAATCGAGGCCATCTATCGGAAGGTCTGCCTCGAGGTCGAATGACGAGCCGTCCTCGACATTGAACAGCGATTTCACCCGCGCGGCGCGATAGCTGGCCGCATCGGCGCAGCGGTGGCGCACGGTGACCTTCATGTGCTCACCACGCGAAGCTTGCATCGCGTCAGCGTCTGCAACGCCTCGTAAAGCGATCGTTGCACGGCCGCGTTCGGACAGATCACGATCAGGCCATATTGCTCCCGGTAGCGGTTATCGGGAGGCCTGCGCGTGGAGTTCGGCGCCAACGTGGGCAATTTTCTCTTTCGCGTATGCGACGCCTTAACGACGCGCGCGACTTCGGCCGGGCTGAGTCTGGCTGGCAACTCGTGTTTGGGCATGAACTTTGGCACTCATGATCCCGCCGTGCGTACGGTGGCGGGGTGATCGCGGGCGCGATCGGCTCAAGATCATGCGAGTGACAGCTCGCGGTTCGGGGTGCGGTAACACCCCGACCCCCGTCTCTTTTGAAACGGGGAGATTACTTCGCGCAGTTGCCGCAGGCGAAGTCGATATCAGCCTGGGCGATCGTCGGGCCCTGGGCGGCGGCGTCAATCATCGCCTGGACGCCGGCAGCTGCGGCGCCGTAGCGACGGACGACACCGACAAACTCCTCAACATCGTGCCCCCGGAGCGTGAACGCCGGCAGGCCGGTCGACTTCCTGAATTTCGGCGCACCGTAGGCGTCGCGCTCAGCGCCGCAGTGTGACAGCTCATGCTCGCATAGCGCGCACCACTGGGCATCCGAGCAGTTCGCGGCATAGCCCGCGTCAAAAGTCAGGATGAAATCCGGGAGATCGCCGAACCATTGGATAATCTGGAGCTCGGCTCGGGCTTTGGCCCACTTTCCCATTACGGCAGGTTCGCCACGCTCGGCCTGACCGACAACGCGCCGGCCCTGCCGCGAATTCTCGACCGACGTCCACAACACACCGATGCCTGCAAAACGCAGGTGGAAATGGTCATCGTTCTGCAGCAGCGCGCCCTCCTCGATGAAAGTCGATCGCAACCACGTTTCGAGTTGGGGCGCCGGCATGAAGGTCGGCCCCTCGAAGTTCGTGGGGTCTTGCATGCCTGCCGGAGGCGCCGGCCGCTTCAACCGGGAAGGTTCCGGGAACAGCCTGATGACTTCAGCCATACAACATCGATAGCTTTGACGCGGGGCCGCTCGCTTCCCATCCCGGCTTGACGATCGCTTCCGTGGTACTCGCCTTTCGGCTCCCACTCGCTGCGATCGCCTCACGGGCCATAGCCTCGTCCGCCCCGCGCCATAATCAAAAAGGGGGTGCGGCTCGATCAGATTCGGGACTGAGGACCAGGAAAGGAACCTGATCGAAGCCGCACTACGCGCCGGGGAAAGAGCGCGCTATCTCAGAACAAAACCGCCCAAGGGATCGGGGCGCTTGTTTCGCTGGAATTCCTCGGCCGCGGCGAGCATGCGCGCGGCCCATGCTTTCAAATGAGCATCGTCGGGAAACGAGCCGGTCAGAACCTTCACTCGCTCCGCAACCGACGGCGTTTGTGACGGCGGCGTGGAGATCATCTGAATGCCCTGGAATCAAAAAAGCCCGCGGCGGGTGCGCAGCGGGCTCGCGAGTGGATCTGTCAAACCTCGAATTTCGGAAAGATTAGCAGAAATTTTTGCACCGTCAAATTGCGGCGGTGAGACAAGTTAACAACAAACAAGAATCTCGACAATGGCTGCGAAAATTCGCGGGAGAAATCGTTAACCGGGCTGGGGATAAATCATGTTCTTGCGGTGCGCGCATCGCTGGGAATTTTGGAAATCTATTGCCGCCTGATAGATGCCGCGGAGCTGGCTGTAAGCCTCTGGTCCGCTTTTGGGGAGAAGCGGATATGAAACCGGCGGCGAGAGCCGGCTGAAACAGTCGAAAATGACCGATGCTGTCGAAAAAGTCAGTTTTCTTCTGATTGCCTCGGATTGGAGGGGGATCGAGATCGGGGAAAGCCTTGGCGGCAGCAGTCTGATCGTCCCGTCGGTCTCAGGCAGCAGACGCGCACGGGAGCGCGACGGGAGGACCAAGGGATCGGAGCGCCAGGCTCTTCAGGTTCAGTGCGATGGCCGCGAGAAGAAATTCGTCGCGGGCGCCGGAGAGCCCGCGGGGCCGAGACCGCTTCCTGAGCGCCGTCGAAATTCGGCAGGTCTGGAGCGCGCTCGACGAGCCGGAACGGTTTGACGTGTCACAGGACGTCGCGACTGCGCTGCGCCTGATCCTCGTGGCGGCAGCGCGGCCGGGCATGGTACGCGGCATGGTCGGCTCTGAACTCCGCGACCTGCGTGGGCCGAGCAAGCACGGTCCACACTGGTCGCTGCCCGCCGAGCGCATGAAGGCTGGCAGCGCATTCATCACGCCGCGCCCACGCCCTTTTGGTGTTATCTGATGCCTCAGCGCCAGGTTGCCGGTTCGCAGGGAGGCTTATTAAACGGACCTCCGGCAAACTGGCCAACGTCTGGAGCCCGGATGCAGTGAACGACGTTGGAGGCAGGGATGACTGCGCCGTTTCTGTCGTGCCACGCCGACCTACTCCAGGTTGCCGGTTCGCAGGGAGGCCTATTGAACGGACCTCCGGCAAACTGGCCAACGTCTGGACATCGGTCCATGAGACATATTGGGGTTGCTGGTTTGCAGCCTGTTGATCTACTCGTTGATTCCGTTGTCTCACCCTGCGCCGAATGCTCACACGGCGGCGCTGCAGCATGGGGATCCGCCGGAATCAACTGTGACCCGCATCGCCACAGATCATCGTTTTTGGGAGCTCGGCCGTTTTTCGGTCACCTACCGCGCGCTGTTCGGGGAGTCGCCTTCGGAAGCATTGCGGCATCCTGCGGAGGAGACTGCAATCGACCTCGATCATTTGTCGGTCCTCAGCAGCGACGGAATTTTCGGCGCGGTCGCACTGGCCGCGCTTGCGACTGCTAGAAAGTTTTGGAAACCGCAACGATCTCAGGCAAACGATATCATGATCCTTACCGATATCGCATAGCGTGCTTGTTCAAGCCGGGCGACACTTATCCGGGAGACGCTCAGCGCATCCCCAAAGCGGGCCTCCGGCGGTAACGAGTCGGCCATCTACGGTTCTGAAGACAGCAGTGAGCCGGTGCTCGATTGCAGCAGCTTGTCGAGATCAACCGTCGGCCTGCCAGAATTGCATAGCAGGGTCCGGCCCCCAAGGTCGAGCTTCCGAACCCGCATAGCCGACAACGACCGAATACCTGATGCTGACTCCATCAATGAGACCAAACGGGTCGCAAAGAACTGTCCGCCGGTCCAAAGGACGGGACACATGGCAGAAGGCGGCTTACTCACATTTACGGATCCTGACGGTTACGCAGGCGCATTCAGCGACGCACGCGTCAATCTGACGATAACAGGCGCCGGAGATTTCGAGGCGGAGCTGACACGGCTGAAATTGAACCATCTGCAAGTGTATCGGTGTTACGAAAGCCTTCCACGTATCGCCTATATCTCGCTGCCACCCGCGCAGATATTCCTGTCGTTTCCGGTCGGTACAACATCCATTGTGTCCGATGGATCTGTCTTGCGAGACGGCGACATGGTCTTGCATCGTCGTGGCGCAAGCACACATCAACGATCCGACGGTGCTTGCCAATGGGGCCTGATATCGTTATCGCCCAAGGAATTCGAGAGTTGCCGCAAGGCCTTGACGGGGCGGGAGATCGCCCTGCCGAATGCAAGCAGAATACTCCGCCCTGCCCGCGCGGATGCAGCAAGATTTCAGCGTCTCTTTACGCAAGCCTGCCATCTTGCGGAAGCCAGACAAAAATTGATCGAGCGGCCCGAAGTAGCAAGAGCGCTGCAGCAGGAAATGTTCCACGCAATCATCCATTGCCTGGCCGCTGACAGCCCCACGGCAAGACACAATCAAATCCTCGTCATGGGTCGTTTCGAGGAAAGCCTAAGCAAATACAATGATCAAATGCCCTCGATGCCCAGGCTATGCACGGAGATCGGCGTGGCGGAGAGAACTTTGCGTATGTGTTGCGCCAAATTCCTCGGCGTAAGCCCCACGCGATATCTTTTGTTGCGACGATTGAACAAGGCGCGTTCGGCACTACGACGTGCCAATCCTTCGAAGGCCACCGTCGCGGAGGTAGCCCGAAATCATCAATTCCTGGAGCTTGGGCGCTTCGCTGTGACGTATCGCACCATCTTTGGTGAATCACCGTCCGTCACGCTGGGGCGCACGATCGGCAAAGATGAAACACAACGTGCCGGAAGAGCATAGCGCTTCCGAGGTGCTTCGCCCAGCCTCCCGACCGCGAGGCATCCGACCGCTCGCCCGAGACATGATCCTGTACGAGCAGCAAGAGCGGTCGGTGGGTGGAGTTGGGCGAAGGCTGCGGCCCGCACTTCGGCAGCCGATATCGAGGAAAGCAACCATGCG